TTTGCCCCTACTCCGTTAATCATTTCAATGACCAACTGAATAGGCACAAAAATAACCCCCGAGGATGTCCCCGGGGGCTTTTCAAGGGAAAGAACGGAATATATCGTTAGGGCTGTTCACCCGAGCGACCTTTGTTATATTGGGCTTTGAGGATAGTTACCAATGCGCCCATGAACACATCAATAGATGCGAGTGTAGCCGTAATCTGTTCAGCATACGGAACATTCCATATGGTCATTATGGCTGATACAAGCGTTGCCAGAGGAGCAATAATCTTGGCAATAAAACATAAGATATCATAAACCTTGTTACTAACTTTCATTTCCTTTTCTCCCTTCTTTTTTTCCACAAGCAACGTAGTGGAAATAATACAATGGTCTGTTATCCTTAAAGGCTGATTCAACGTCAGGATTCGAGTTCCTATAAAATACCGGGTCAAACTCTGCGGAACCTTGCCTAAATTCATTCATGCCGAATTGCTGAAAGTGGAGCCATAAAGCGTCCTTATTCAGCCCAAATGCCGCCTTTAAATCGGGATATCTGTTAGCGTAATACTCGGGATCAAAAACAGGTGAATAATCATAGCAATAAAGGAAATAGCCATTATTTACAGACGGATTGATGATACATCCTCTGAATTTATATTCAGCTCCGGCTCCCCAATTTCCGTTTTTGTTCACTCTTGTCTGTGTCCAGAACGGAGACTTTGCATTGTACCCCGACTCGCTCGTGATGATCGTGTTCTCGTTCACGATTTTCTCGACTACGCAAACGTGTCCCGCTCCGTCTTTACCACCCAACGTACTCCCTTTTTGCCAAACCATGATACCGCCCAATGTGGGCTTGTCTGAAATCTGCAATCCCATTGACTTGGCACGTTCGATGAAATTCTCGGCATTGCAGACTAATTGATATTCAATGCAAGGTTTCCCAATTATCTCGGCAAATCTTCCGTTCGCATATCCGACACAATTCGACAAAACTGTGGCGGTCGGGTCTGTGGGCTTTCCCTTGCAAGCATCAGAATAACCGCCGTCTGCCTTGCGAATGTAATACGGGATATTTGTGGGCTTGGTAGTCCTCATTTTAAATTCCATGATTTACCCCTCACATTTCCTTGAACAACCAAACGAGTGAAATCACGAGAACCAAAATCCCCGTAATCATACAAAGAGCGATCAAAAGATTGTTCATTGTTTTTTCTCCAACTCGGTTATTCGGTCAACGAGTGCGTTTATCTTCAAATCTTGCAACTCTGTTTGAGATTCCAACTTGTAGACTCTTTCGGACACCTTATCGAGCAAATCAATCTTTTTCAACAGTTCCTCGATTTTGTACTCGATGAGAGCGGTTGTCCGTTTGTTCGCCATGCCCTGTGTGATTAGGCAAGTGGTAATAGCGACAATTCCTGTGATGATTGATGATATTAGAGTTTCCATTCCCTCATTTCCCCTTAATCTGTGGTTTTGGTGTACTGGAGCGTGACTTTTGTATTTTCTGATGAGATAAGATTAATAGTACGGGGGCTGTTGAATGCAATTTTATTGTCGATAAAACCACCAACAATATTGTTTAAACACGCTCCTAAAGAATTTGTAAATAACACATAGTACAGACCTTTCATAGTCCCTTGGTCAAGTTCAGATTTAACCCAAGTATTTTGTGTAAGGTCAAGTTCCTGTGTTAATTCAAACGTCTTTTCATAAAGCGGTTTCCCGTCAATCCACGTCCCGATAACCTGTTCATTCGTTGAGTAATGGTGTGTCGGCACTCCGTCCGTGTTCCAATTTCCCGAACCCGCAACGTCTGTGGTCTTGGTGTACTGAATCGTTACATAAGCCTCGGTATATGAAGTTAAATTCTCCCCCGTGTTTATATATAATTTCTTGGTTGCCGTATTGAAAAAAACACGAATTGAACCCGTTACGTTTGTCGGTACAACGTCATTAAGGAACACATTCCACTTGTCGTTAGCATCTATGCCATAACCACGCATAGATATAACCCGCTCAATATCTGCATCGAGTTGAATTTCTTTTGACGTTCTATTCGGTAACGGTGCTATATCAATAGTCTTTTGATATAACGGTTTCCCGTCTCGCCAAACACCGATGACTCGCTCGGTGTCGGAATAGATCACGGGAGCATATATTCCGTTTGTGCCTTGTACTACTCCGTATACCTTGTAATGTTTCGTTGAGTTATAGGCGGTTGTTCCTGTCAGCACTTGCCCTTTTTTCAACGGCAAGGTAATTGTTCCCGCATCTATGCTCGATGATGCGTAGTTGGTAAATGCTCGTTCTCCGTCTATGTAAAAATAGGCTGAATCGTTCTGTGGGGATACCCACTCAACTGTAACGAAACAATCCTCAGTTGCGGTATAAGTAAAGCTCGTGTTATACGTTCCACTTGTTATGACCCTATCGGTATCAACGAACGCCCCGTAAACGTTGCCGCCACCCTCGACATTAACGACCGTCTGACCGTTCGCAGAATCGTCCGAAACGCTGACGTTGCCTGTGAACTGCAACTTGTCCTCTTGTGGCATATCTGTGCCTGTGGGGTCAACGATTGTGTGACCGCCCGAACCACCGCCCGAACCACCGCTCCCCCCATACCCTGTGCCGTTGAGAATGATTTTTCCCATTTATTCTACCTCTGAATGTGTGATAACTTCTTTGTACCCCTCAACAGCATCAAGGTTTTCATCAGCAATTATTACTGTGGCTTTGAGTACATCTGATGCGTTCCATAAAGTCTTGCATAAATCATGGAACTGTACTTTTGCTGAATTAACATCAGTAATTCCCTCTGCATGAATGAAGTAACTTCCGTTAATAACTTTGATTATTGCGTATTTCATATGTTAGACCTCCTGTGATAATTGATGATATTAGAGTTTCCATTGATTTACTCCGATTAAACTGCATAAGCGTAAATAATTGGCATTCCTTCAGGTATTGTTATACTTGCAGATGTGGGATTGTAACCTTGGATTCCATAACTTGAATACCACCTTATGCCTTGAAGTAGAACGTGATTAATATCGGGTGTGTTGTAGTTTGAAAAAATACAACCAACAATGGCTTTTCCTAAATTTGGAGTTAGTGTTGCAAAACCATTTGCGGGAACCGTAATACTTTCGGTCAAAGTATACGAACCATATTTCACTTTACTGCTTGACAAATCATCCAACGCATCTTTTACTGTTCCACTCACATTCGTACTCTGTATATTTGTCCCAACTGTGAATGTTGCTCCACTTGTTATTGCTGTGATAACTTTGTATAAGTTACCGTTGACATATACCAACTCACCAACAGAATATGCTCTACTTGCTGTGTTGGTAGACTCAACCGTTGCGATATCTGTTTTATTGGCTTTGCCATCCCCACCTGTGATTGCACTTGCAATCCCCGAGAGTTCCTGTGCTAATACGTCAGCAATATTCCTCGAGGTGGATTCTGTCGTGTTCATGCTCTCGTCAAGAGCCATCGGTTTTGTTACTATTGCCATAATTTCTCCTTAATTGCCGTCATCGTAAATGATGTTGACCGCACCGTTGACAACCGTCAGATATTCATCGGGTGCGGGTGCATCTTTGATAAAATACGCAATTCCGTTAGTGAGTTTTGAGGACGGTAAAGCATCATATTGAGCCTGTGTCACTTCTTCATACGATGTGATTTGTGCATCGTGATTACTGTCTACTACCGAAACACCATTCACGAGAACATCGTTAATATTTCCACCACCGCCACCGCCCATGTTTTGGTCGATGATGTCCATGTTGTCGCCGTATGAATTGAGAAAATCTCTGTAATCATCGGTCGGCTCGGGCTTTGATAGATTAAAATTCGGTGTTAAGGTTGCCATTGTTCTCCTCACAAATAAAACACGCTCACTTGATTGTTTCCAACACGGCTGACGATTATTTTGTCGTTCATTGCAAGAGGTCGCATATTGCTTGGTGTTTCCTCTAATTTCACCACCTTTTCAAAGTCGGTGTAATATGTGCCGATGGTCGTTGCAAAACAAGCCTTGGTTTTTCCTTGGTTGTAGCAATAATTTACATTTGTATAAGACCATTGAAAATCAAAGGACGATGGAAAACTTCCGATTTTCTTAATGGGTGTAGGTGTTACAAAATCGGGAGCAGAATTTCCATTATATACACCTAAAGACCATTTATCCCCATTGGGAGTAGGTACATATATACGTCCATTTCTGCATAAACCATGAAGATTTACATTGAATGATACTTGATTGCTATAATCTTCCCATGTTTCCCATTGAGTACTCCCTGTGAGACCATAGCCACCCGCTCCAGAATTTTGATAAAACCATGCTTTAGCATAATAAGCATAGATTGTATCATTATCAACAAATCCACAAGTACATCTATTAGATAAAATGTTTTCAGTTACGGTTTCATTCTCCAACGATATATGTATTATTGCTGTATCTACATTTTGAGGATAACATTTCATTATATAGATGTCATCATCAACAAGGATGCAATCACATATATCACCAATCCATGAATGAGATGCTGTGATATCTTTTATTATTTCACCACTTGTCAAATCAAATATTACTGTTCTGTTTCCGCCAATAAAAATAATTCCATAATTGTTTTCAACATTACTTGGATGATATATTGAACCAATCGGCAGAGAATGTGATTGAAACTCCCATGTATCTATCTTGATTTTATGTAACCAATTACCCGCATCGGTAAGCCATACATAAGTACCCGTCTCATCAATACAAGCAAGACTCATACCACTTAAATCATGATAGTCGGGTTCTTTCATTCCCTCGCCCGAATCGTTCCGTGTCTGTTCGTAACCGCTCCCGAATATCGTGAATTTTTCGTTTTCTATCGTCAAACTCATGCCAAATCGCTCCACTTTAACGGATTGTCCGTCACCGTCAAATAAACCTTTGCCGTGTGTGTTCCCTTGCCCTCAACGTCAAATGCACAGTTTGCGGAATAGAATCTCTTTCCGACCATTGATTTGACCTCGGAAACCTCGAATGTATAGTCTGCCTCATCGTCAACGTTTATCTCAAGAATCACCGTTGCCGTTGCACTCAAATCGCCATCACAGGTGTACATCATGCCGAGCCTTGTGACATCGACCGTCTGATTCCATTCAATCTCACTCACCTGTGTTTTTGTTGAACTCACGGAGATTGATGACGTGTTTTCCGAGTGCAAGAGCCAAAAGTTTTTGCCCCCGATTTCTTGCCCGTTTGAGTATTCTTTCGAGAGTCCGGCAACTGTTTTGGAAAATCTATCTTGTGCCGATGCCAGACGTGGGTTATCGCCGCTACACTTGACGGACATTACACCGCTGATGTTATACGTTATCTCCGTAAT